ACGTTTGCAGTTGACGTTCCGTTCAACAGCGGCGGATAATTGGCTGTTAAAACGGAACCCCCATTCTTCAATATGATCAAGGCTCCAGCCGTAAGGGTGGCAGCACCGAGTGTGACCTGGGCGTAGACATTGACAACACCATTAATCCCTGTGAACAATCCAGTGGCAGTGTTAAGGCCATAAGAGTTGTACAAGGACGTGATGAAGGGCATCAATATCTGAACCCCAGTGGTTACGGTGGTTGTGGCCATCGAGTACGTGGAGGTGGCCCTAGCAGCTGGTGCAGTGGGCCCAATGATCGGAGAGAACATGTCAACCTCATATTCAAGCCAGATCTCACCGATCGTGGCAGTGTTTGAAGCATTGCCTGAGCAGCAAACATATATGGCACCAAGATCATACAACGAGTTATCACCGGATACAATGGAATTACGGACAAAGAACTTCTCCAGTCTATTAAGATCGGAGACTGGGACATCTACATAGGAATCTTCCCATGCGGATATCCGCACTTTGCAGTCATAATTCTCCACCTGGGCTAAAGTAGTGGGTGGGGGATCATTGGGATCCGGATTGTATCCTAAAACCACAACTCCAGTATTGGTTGTGTTCGTTGAGTTCTTGTACAGGATTCGCAGCTTCCTGAAGCGATACATGTTAAATGCACTGGCAGGTGATGACAGCCATGGAAACGTGGCACTGAGACCTGGGTTTATGACGAAGGTTGCAGTAATGGCGAATGTGGACGTGGTGCCAGGGAAAGGCCCTAGGGCCTCCCGACGTTTAAAAGGCACCCTGGATTTGAAGCCAGAGGATCTAATAATGGCACCTTGTGCAATCGCTGCAGCCTTGGTCACAATCTCAGATCGGAGAGTCACTTGTGATCGGCTTTTACGTTGGCGGTTGTTCTTCGGGGCCCCCTGACCCTTGGGTCGGGGGTTGGGATTACTGTTCTTTGGGGCGTTGGAAACAGTTGGTTTTGAACTCATCATGACAATAAACGTAATTTCAGTTTGATTAATTTACATTAAACCAGGTCGCCAAGTCGACCTGTCATGATGCCGCAAGGCTAGGCCCTCACGGTTTGCGCCCCGCAGCGCTACGTTTTGGATAGGCGTTCGTCTTCTCTACCCATGTCCCAGCCAAAATTTTCTTGGCCTTCATGGTTTCGAAGTCCTCCTTGCTGGAGGAAGCCCTGGGGTTGTCTTTCTCAACCCATGTCCCGGCCTTGATTTTCCTGGCTTTCATGGTGTCAAAATCCTCCCGAATAGGAGGTGCCCGGAGAGGTGGTGGTGGTGATCTCTTAGCCTTCGGTGGCTCGGCTAGCTTGGGCTGATCGCCAACAATTTCTCCTTCAACAACCACAGGGATGTCACTAGTTGGCAATGCCGGCTCAAGTAACAAGGGTGGTTGGAGGAGCTCCTCCAGGCTGGTCGTGTGTGTTAACCAGTCCATGAAACGAACGAAGTTGGCACCTGGCAACACGCTCTCACAATAATCCATCATCCAGTCAGCTGGTAAGTTGGGGTATTGTTTCTCCTTGGGGTGCATTGAGCCCCATGTGCGTATGCGTGCTGTCTCCTCCATGGGCTCAATTTCAGAGTTGTAGAGGAAGACAGCGCGCTCAGCGTAGGCACCAAGGATCGGCGTGTGTTGATCGGTCAGGTACAAACATCGGCACTTCTCCAGCAGCTTCATCAAAGGAGTGACGCTGGTTGGTAAGTGCGGGGTGACATGCAATTTCGCCGCTTGGCGCTTGATGTCACAACACGAGTTCACATCACCCATCCAAACGAATGGGGAGTAGACTCGGGCCAAGAATTTCACACCAATGGATCCACGAAGGATGGGTTCCACGGTGACTACCTGTCCAACCATTTTAGCCGCACGCTTAAATGACACGGGGTCTACGTCCTTGCCGAGACCATCATCCCCTCCGAATATGCCCAAGGAACTCCAAGCCTCTAAAGGGCTCAGATTGGATATTCGGGCCTCAACGTAACTAATAAAGGCATTGAAGTCAGTATTGGATGGTGATGTCTCGGGTGATCCAGACAACCTAGAGTACCCAGTGTCATAGGCTACCTCATGGGGAGTGTAGCCACGGCGACAAAACTGTGCCGAGTGCAAGTCGGCAAGCTGAGCGTGATGTTGGGCTCGAAAGGCACGCATAAGCTTGATGCGCTCAAACTCACGCATGACATTCGACCCATGTCCGTCATACTTGGAGTAGTCCGAGTTGACGACATGGTTCACAGCCTCCTGGCATATCTCGGCAACACGCTCTGCAATCTCAACAGGCGATTTGCCGAAGGCATACCATTTCTGGTGCTTGAGGACATTGTCGACATAGGCGTACATGTATTGTGAGTACGAGGCTTTGTCGACAGCGTTTATCGTTGAAATGACCCGAGGGGCTTTAACATCAGCGTAAGGTTCCTTCTTCAGGAATGACTTAACGGAACGATCAGGTTCGACTCCAGCACGTGTATCCAAGATACGCCGTTGGGTGGGTCTAGCCTGCTTGTTGTAAAGGTAGTCCTCGTCCACAGGGTCCAATTGCTGGGGTGTGGGGATCAAGAATTCAACGAACTCCCTCATGCACTTAGCCAAAAACGGGCTAATTGGCAGTATGGGTGGCTGTGTCTTAACGACACGCTCTGAAACGGCCACTTGCTCAGAGGTCTTGCAATTATCTGGGACAAAGGCTCCATGGATAATTGGGGACATGAAGGCAGTCATGCCTGGCTTGTAACTTGGATCATGATTCTCTGGTTCGTACTGGTATCGTCGAACGCCATCGCTAACAGGGAAAACCAC